CGACAGTGTGTGGAAGCGCGGCGCGGTCCGGTGAATCACCGAACACGAGCGTAATCCCGGCTGGGTTGGGCTTGAAGCCCTGTGACTGATAGAAGTCAAAGACATCTTTCAGTACCCAAAGGATACGTTTGTGATTGCCGCACGATGCGTACGCGAAGCCGACAGCTTGTGCCATTGTGATTTCAGGCGTTGGATTTTTCGCCTTGGTATGGTAAAACTGTGCTAGCATTGCGATTTCGTCGCGGTATGGTATTCCACGATTGTTGCGATACGATAGCACTTCGGTGCCATCTAGTTGGTTTCGCAATTCTGACTTGTCGATTGAGACAACGGCGTTGAAATATTCAAGCGCTAACTCACTCAGTCTGAGTAAAAAAACTTCATGAGTATCAGGTGGAAGTAACACGCATAAGCGAACTAATGAGTCGTCGCCTTGAACTTTGATGATACATTGTTTGGGATCGAATCCCATTCTAGCTAGTAGTGTTGCTAGCATAGTGTAGTTGTACCATGAGTCCAGTAATTGCGTGGTGAAAAGACCAGAAGGGATACCTGCGTATTGACGTGTGTACATTCTCCCGTCGGGGAGGACGATTGGTGCTTCAAACAAATTTTCGAGTGTCCAGTTGAACAGTCGATCCATTCGGATAGCTTTGTTGAAATTCCAGTCTTGGTACGTTGGATAGTCAATCGTAGGGCAGTAGCCCTTGTTGAAGTCGAGGAAAGAGCGAGCTTTCTGCATGATGCGCAGAATTAGAGGAAAGTAGGCTCGTTTGTCAAAACGTTTCCAGTCTAATGTTAGAAAAGAGCGTTTGATAAAGCCACAGTGTAGTTCAGCGTTTAAGCGGAACCATCCTCCAGTAAAGGTCTCGTAGCCCCAAAGCATAGGTGTGGTGCCTGGATTTAGTTTAATCCATGCAATATATTCCCACCATAGCTGTGTGTCTGCGATAATCCAGGGCTTTGATACGCCCCAAATCGTTCGCATTTTGTCAGGGTCTTCTTTCTTGACGATTGCGGTCTTGGTGTGTAGTAACATAGGAAAGATGAAACGGTCGCGGAGATAGGTTAGGTTGGTTAACCCGGTAGTGTGTGCGAAACCGTCTTTGACGATGTGTAACCATCGTCGGGACCACGAAAAGATTGTGTCTTTCATGAATCCAAACTTGGCGGGGACGGTCGTTTCAAGTAGTGCACTTGAAGGTGTGTGACCATGTCGCCTGGCCATGTCTTCTGGGTTGATGTAGTTGCCCCAAGTGTGTTTGGTGGCATCCCAAAAGTCACGGAAAGTTTTCCTATTGTCTAGGAAGTACTCATCGGATGAAAAAGGAACTTCAGGATTGACGTTCCATTTATAAGGGTAGTGATGCTCGACATCGCTTAGATGGACAGGTAAGCATGGTTGTGGTGGCGCAAAAGCGTCAGACATGCATTGTAGTCCGTACTCAGTGTATTCGTCAAATTTCACGTGAAAGTTGTCAACGTCGCCGTCGAAGAAATCTTTGTAGATAGCTTCTGCGGATGTTTCTGATCGTCGATAACTATAGATCGTATTAATCTCTTCTTCGAAGAGATATTTGGCAAACGAGTGTCGTAACACGCGTTGATGTGCTTCTACGGTATCGTGATTGATTGGCACGGTACGCGGTTGGAAGTGGTAGTTGCCTGCGAACTGTAGGTTACGTGGTTCTGAGAAAAATGAGGTGATGCGATTGAAAGCAGTGGTGAGGTACTCCATTGTGTGTGAGGTAAGATGAATTGATAGAGCTGTTGAGTAAGCTTTGATATTAAAGGCTAAAAACGTAGATGAAA